AGGCTGTTCTGTCGGTGACTCTTTTTCCTGCATTGCTTCTACCGAAAAAGTATGTGTATGATGGACTATCATAGCTGTTGGTCGGCTTATCTCTGGACTTAAAGAGCCCGCTGAAAATTCCCATAAAAATCAATTCCTTTCAGAGGGTTGTTTTTTTGGTGTGGATGTGGTATACTTAAATATGAAATCGAGTAAATTTTTCGATTAAGTCATATAGCTTAGGAGTAAGATAAATGTGTTTTGAAGATGAATTCATGGATAAGCAGTCGGAAATTATTTCTTTGTACAAAGAAGCAGCAAGTGCTAAATCGGAACTACTATACGTATACATTTATAATGATGATTCCCAGTCTTTAATTGCAAGTGCATACCGTGTTGATGAAAAAGTAGTTGGCAATGTAAAAGCGGGTGTATCCGACGAAATCGATAATAAGATCTATAATATTATAACAGAAGAAATAATGCCGGAATTGAATGAAATTTGCCAAAGATACAATAGAGAGATACCTGTTGTATTTAAATATACATACAACTTAAAAACAGGTTCTTTTGATTCTGAGTATTTGTATGCTAAAGATGTTGCTGAGGATTATGAATGTGGTACTGAAGCTTTGAAATGGATTAAATCGAGATAATTAAAACACCAGCATCTCCCTCATATCATAAACCGACTCATCAGACACACATCCACAGCGAATTGCACGGTCAAGAGCCATGATCATGGCAACCGCACCGTCAATTTTCTCTGTGGATTTTTCTTTGTCCGGCTTGATGTTTCCGGCAGGGTCACGCCTGATGAAAATGTTATCCATCATCCACCGAAGAACCGGGTGACCATTGTGGGAAAGGGTCTGTTCCAGAGTCAGTTTCATCAGTTCCTTGGTCGGTGGACTCATGTCTTTATATCCTTGTCCAAATTGTACCATTGTAAAACCCAGTCCCTCAAGGTTCTGCGACATCTGCACCGCACCCCAACGGTCAAATGCTATCTCTTTGATATGAAATTTCTGTCCCAGCTCATCGATGAAGTTTTCGATAAAACCATAGTGAACCACATTTCCCTCAGTTGTTTTCAGATAGCCTTGCCGTTCCCATATATCATATGGAACATGGTCACGTCTTACTCTAAGGGGCAAAGTTTCCTCCGGCAGCCAGAAGTAGGGCAAAACATAATAATGTTCATCATCTTCAGTAGGTGGAAAGACAAGTACAAAAGCTGTTATATCTGTTGTAGAGGAAAGGTCAAGTCCACCATAGCAAACACGCCCGTCAAGCATCTCTTCATCAAAAGAAACCTTGCATTTGTCCCACTTTTCCATTGGCATCCAACGCACTGCCTGTTTTACCCACTGATTCAAACGCAGTTGCCGAAACGCATTTTCCTCGCCCGGCGTTTCCTTTGCAGAATTACACGCAGCTACCACCTTATCCATACCGATAGTTTTATCAAGGCTTGGGTTTGCTTTTTTCCAGACCTTTGGGTCAGTCCAGTCCTCCGATTCATCCGCACCATAAATGACAGGATAAAAAGTCGGGTCATGTTTTCTGCCTTCCAGAATGTCCTTTGCCTTTTGGTGAACTTCATAGCAGATTGAATTTGTGTCTGTGCCGGCTGTGGTAATCAGGAAATACAAAGGCTGCATTCTGGCATCACCGGAGCCTTTGGTCATAACATCAAACAGCTTTCGGTTCGGCTGCGTGTGAAGTTCATCGAACACGACCCCATGGATGTTGAAGCCATGCTTGGAGTAGGCTTCTGCCGAAAGCACCTGATAAAAGCTGTTTGTAGGAATGTAGACGATTCGCTTTTGCGATGTCAGGATTTTGACACGCTTATTCAGGGCAGGACACATTCGTACCATATCGGCAGCCACATCAAATACAATGGCAGCCTGTTGGCGGTCAGCAGCACAGCCATACACCTCCGCACGTTCTTCGCCGTCGCCGCAGGTAAGCAGCAGGGCAACCGCAGCGGCAAGTTCTGATTTGCCATTCTTCTTGGGAATCTCGATGTATGCTGTGTTGAACTGGCGATAGCCATTCGGTTTCAGAATCCCGAACAGGTCACGGATAATTTGTTCCTGCCAGTCCAGCAGTTTAAATTTCTTTCCTGCCCATGTGCCTTTCGTATGGCTGAGGCACTCAATAAAGGAGACGGCATAGTCTGCCGCCTTTTTGTTATACTTGGAATCCTCCGCCATAAAGCGTGTCGGTTTAAATCTTGCCATTGCATCACCTCCCTCAACAAAAAAGACCTGCCAAAAAGCAAGTCTGCATCATTTATTTTTATGCCCCAGTGGGCTGTTTTATAATTGAGATTCTATTCCCATTGTAACCATATTACCATACAAAAGCAAGGATAGCAAGCGGCTAAACAGACAGAAAAAACGTAGAAATTTCGCCGTTTTCTTGTGTAAGATACACCAATAGAAATTTTTCCGGTACGACCGCCAGAGCCTTTCGGCTCCGGCTTTTTTGTGTGGAATTTTGTTTGGTTTAGTTGTACTGTTTCAGCAGGATCGCCAGTGCAGTTTCGGTTTCCTCATCCTCCGGCGGAATATTCATGCCCCGGTCGAAATTGAACACCGTTTTGCCATTCCGCCGCAGGGAGATTTTCGAGGCTCTGCCTTCCTCGTAGCCGTAAATGGAAGGCTCCTCATAGTGTTTCACCCAGTAGTGAAATACGCTTGCTCCAACCCGAATCGTTCCTTCTGTCCACATTATTTTTTCCTCCTGCTTTCGTTGTTTTCTGTGCCTTTCGGCATGATGTATATTACCATAAAACAAAGGGGAAGTCAACGAAATTTCCAGCATATTCTGCACAAAGATGAAAGCAGAAAATTGTGTATGATACCAACAAAAAAAGCAAGCCCCACGTTGCCCTGTGTGGGGCATTTGTGGGAAAGGGAAAACTACCCGGAGGATACAAAACTACGCCGGACAGGGCAACACAGCGGCTGTACGAGCTGCAGCCCCTTTCGGGGCTTTGGTCTTGGGTTATGGTTTTGGATTACCGTCCGGTCTGACACTCCCATTCAAATTCGCAGGCTGCCTCGTACTCCTCATCGAAAAGGGCATCGTCATCGATTTCCTTTTCCGTAAAGTCGATGCTGTCGATTTCCTCAAAGGTCGTTTCGTTTTCCTCGGCATCTGCCTTTGCAAGGCTTTCTGCGTTTTCCTCAACCCATGCGGTGAACTCCTCGTTGTCCATCCTGTCCTCGTTTTCAATTTCCAGTTCGTATTCGTAGTCCGCATCGAACCAGGTGATGACCGCCTTTGTGATTTCGGTTCTTTCGTTCCAGTCCGTTCTGTTTGCCATTGCTCTTGCCTTTGCGATTCCGTATGCTACCATTGTGTTTTTCCTCCGTTTTTTGGTTGTTTCCCCTTTCGGTAACTGTATATTACCATACCTTTCGGCGTATAGCAAGCGGCTAAATGTACAGAACATAAGGCGATATTTCCGCTGTATATTTGGTGGATCTGACACTGGATAAACTTGCTTTTCTATGGTAAAATACAGTACAATGGAAAAGGCATCTCGGAAAATTGCAGCCACCAACCAAGCCCCGCACAGTTCGCCTGTGTGGGGCTGGTTTTGACTTTGGGCAGTTTTTCGGCAAGTGCTCTGAAAGCCCACACAGGGCAAACAGGGCGGTTACATGGGGAACTTTCGGTGCATTACAGACAGGATTTTCTCCCGTTCCTCCGTGGAAACGCCGATGCTTTCCAGTGCCTGCCGAATGCCGCAGTCCGGGCAAATGGGCGTTTGGTTGTCCGTTCTGGAAAGTGCAGGCACACCAGAATATGACTTTCCGCAAAGTGGGCAGATTGCCGAAATTGGCTTATCCGTTTTCATGGTGGTACACCTCCCGTTCGCTGATGTCCATGGCTTTCCGCAGGTGTTTCATGTCAAAACCGAACTGGCGGTATCCGTCCACACAGGTGCGGATGTAGGCAGAAGTGGGAATGCCCAGTTTCCGTTCCTTGTGCATGATGTACACAAAGGCGGTCAGCTTTTTTCTGGTTTCTGCAAGGGGAAGTTCCAGTTCCGTTTTGTAGTAGAAATGGGGATACCCCTCATAGCGGTCAAGGGCAAGTTCATCTCGTTCCGACACCGACCAGACTGCTGCCGGAACGATACAGCCCTGCTTGGGCTCGATGGTCAGATAGGAGCCGGTCTTGCTTCCTTTGAACAGCAGCTGGTAATTTGGGATCTCCGCAGTTCCTACAATTCTGGCATCCGGGCAACGGAACTGCATCTGTTTCACGTTCAGATTGCTGCCGTAGGCAAGGTAAAACTTTTTCATGCAATCAAATCCTTTCTGAAAGGGATACCCTTTCACCACCATAAGACCGCCGAAGCGGTCTGGTGTAGCTGGTAGCAAAAGGCTGTCCCTTTATCTGCCGAACCGGAAAGCGGCATCGCCATCAAGGTTTTTTGTTAGAAAACTTCTTGCTGTGGAGAACTCTTTGCCAACCAGTCCCAATCGAATCAGCCATGTCCGCATGGCGAATTTCGGGTTTTCCATTTGCTGTGGTTTCGGGCTGGCGGTTCGTAGTCCCTTTGCCATTTCGGAAAGGGCAAGGCAAAGTTGTATGTAGCTTTTCAGCTGTCCGGCATGAAGTCCGTTTTTCCTGCCGTTGGCAGGCTTGTCGAATTGAAATAACCGGAATTCAATTGTGCCTTTTGTAAAAGTTGCGTGATAGTTCAGCATATGGTATCGGCTGTCGTTGTAGTGCTGATCTCTGCCATAATTTGCACCGTTCGCCGTATACCAGATGTCTGCAAACTGTGCCATATTGGTGGGCTTTTTCCGGTTCAGCTGTTCGATGAATTGGGGATTGACCGTTCTGCAATATCGGTTCATTCTGCCTTGGTCGATTTTCAAGGCATCTGCAATCAGCCGTTCGTGACTCGCCATAAGGTTGGCGAGGTTTCGCAGAGTTTGCGGTGTGTGTCCGTTGGCACCGATGTGAATGTGAACCCCGGCTCCGATGCCTGCATGGCTGATTGCTCCGGCTTTGCGAAGTTTTCTGACCAGTTCCTGCAAGGTTTCGATGTCGCTGTAGTGAAGAATCGGCGTGACCAGTTCGCACTTTTCGGCATCGCATCCTGCAATGCTGACGTCCTTTTGAAATTTCCATTCTCTGCCCTGTGCATCCCATGCTGACCAGGTGCTGTAGCCGTTTCGGCTGGCAGTGTATTCGTATCTGCCTGTGCCGAAATGGTCGGCGGCAAGTTTGGCAGCCCGTTCTCTGGTGATGTGGTTCATCTCAATCTCCACGCCGATGGTCTGCTTTTTCAGGTTTTCGATTTGCTTTGCGGTTTTTTCGTTCATGGTGTTTTCCTCCGTAGTTTCGGGCTTTTTCCCTTTTGTTGTAACCATATTAACTCTAAACGGAGGAGATAGCAAGCGGCTAAATCTACAGAAAATGAGGTCAAAAGATTGTGTAGAATACACCCTTGCAATCCTTGCGATTGTATGGTAACATACTGTACAATGGAGGAGGTTTCGCCTTATTTTTTCGCCTCGGATACGGTCTGGAAACTATCGATTTCGGGAATCAGAGCAAGGGAAGAACCGTTTTCCCACCGCATATGAATGCTGCCCGCATCGTCAATATGCGTGACCTCACCGACTGTTCCGGGAAGAACCGGATATGTTTCATTCCGCATAGAAAGCAGCTGTAATTTCGTTCCGACAGGGTACTTTTTTCGCAGCTGTTCCAAATATGATTCACTCGGAAACTGCATCAGTATCACCAACCTTTCTGAATGCGGAATTGCCAGACAAATGCCGAAGAATGACCTTTCTTGCTGCCTTGAATTCTGCACCCACCATTCCCAGACGAATCAAGAAACACCGCATGGTGTACTTGGAATTGTCGGAGGTATCTGGCTTGCGGTTGATGCGGCTCTGGTTCTTGGCAAATTCGCAGAGCATGGAAATGAAAGTACAGTAGGCATTTGCATCACCATCCTGTTCGACTGTAAACCACGGGAATTCCACCCTTTCATCAGACGAAATGATGTCCAGCGAATCGGTTTGAAAAGCAGTTTGAAAAAGGGCAGCCTTGTTTTCACAGATCTGCCGGAGATTGCCGAGCGTATGCTCCGTGAAGAAATCGGATGGCATCTGCACGGTCAATCCTTTGGATTCCGGTTCTGTGGTGTCTGGAACAGCATAGCCCCGACTTGCCAGTTCAGTAAGAAGCCGTTCTGTTTCCTTACGGTCGGCTTGGTCACTGATTTTCAGATCACCGGACTTGGTAACAGTGTAGCATTCCCCGATTTGGTAGGCACAGGTGGGCATGAATTGATATACTGCCGGAATGCCGATAATCTCACTGATGGTTTTCACCAGTTCCTTTCGATTTTGACTGTGATAAGCAATGGTCATGTGAAAAACTCCTTTCTTTCGGCGTTTTTGCTTTCGCCATGACACATATTAACTCTGTTTCCCACAGATAGCAACTGTGAGATGTGTAGAATGTTTCGGCCGTCATTTGTAACAGATCACAAATCTGCCCAGACGATTCCAGCAAGTACAAAAACAGCAACATTCAGACAGATGCCATTCCCCCAAAGGCGGTACTCTTCTGCATCACGATATGGATCTTGCAGCCATTTCTGTACCATCTTTCGGCTTTTGGGACGGCTCTCCGGTTTTACCGCTTTTCGGTATTCTTCAAAAATAGCTGCCCATCGGTCGATTTCTTCTTCTGTGGGATTTTTCGATGCCAGGTCACTGCACCATTGATCCGGAAATCCCTGCAGTCTTGCACATTCCTGCGGTGTCAGTCTGCGAACCGCATAACCGCTGGAAACGATACTGGGGTCTTTGTGGTCCCGTGCCAGCAGTGTAGGGGTCGTTTCCCGAAATGCACCGCTGAAATTTCCCGTAGAAGCAGCATACACTGCATGATGGTCGGTAGCATTCAAAGTGAAAGCGACCTCTTTGTTGACACCGCCGCCCTGCGGTCCGTTTTGGTCAGACCGACCAATCATTGAGCCCTGCAAAGCATAACTTTCCAGCACAGCAATACCGCCTTGGTTTTTTGCTGGTGACTGATCGCTGGTGTCCAAAGTACGGGAAGTATCTGCCTCATAAATGCCACTGTGCGGATTACCGGAAAGCATGGCATTGCTGGAAAAGGAACTGATGCCGTACGCTTTCGGCTGAAATACAGTCTGGTCATTGTTGCAGGACAGCGTAGCAGATTTGTTTTCCTGTATCAGACTGCCTTTTCCACCGCCGGCTTTTCCACAGCGAATCTTCAGTGTTTTCGGCGTATCCATCAACAGCGGAACATTTCCGCCGCCGGTTCCACATCTGGAAGTCAGTGTCTGTACTTTTCCGCTCTCAGAGATCTGAAGCCGGCTGTCAGCAGGATGATTTTCCAGTACACAAGGCGGATGATGGGCTTCTGCCCGAAGGGTGGCAGTGCGTTCTTTCAGAATGTCTATGCGTTCTCCGCCCTGGTCACACAAGCACAAGCCTGCCGTTCCAGAGCTGTCCGCAGCACTTCCGGCAGTTCTTTGCCACGCACGGAGGCTCTCCGCAGAATACCCTGACAAGCCTTCGGACTCAAATAGTATTTTTCCGGCACTTGTTCCGTCAAAATCTGTGACAAGAAAGATCCGTTTTCTTCGCTGGGGCACTCCCCAGTATTGCGCATCAAGAACTCGCCATGCGAGGGAATAGGATTCTGCCAGAATCTCTCCGGCTTTTGTCCATTTTCCCGCAGGTCGAGGAATTGAAATG